ACACATTAACATTTACTATTCTCCCTAAATTTCCTATTCAGTTAAGGCAGTTTATATTACTTTTCCGTAATGGGCAGTTATTACTCAATGACCAGTTTTCCGTAATTGATACAAATAAAGTTAAAATAGCAGCTACATCTTACAAGGTAGGTGAAAACTACACTTTAGTCACAGTTAGCGGCATCGGCTCTGTTTCCTCTGGGCAAGGCAATCCAATCTATCCAGAGGCAGGCATTGCACTGTCCACTGGCACAACATGGACAACATCAATTACAAACAATTCAAGTAATTGGAATACGGCATATACAGATAGGTTAAAATGGGATGGAGGTAGCACTGATTTAGTAGCAACGACAGGCAGAACAAGTTTAGGCGGCACAACGGTAGGGCAATCAATGTTTACCTTAACTAATCCTTCGGCTATTACCTTCCCACAGTTTAATGCTGATAACTCTGTTACTGCTTTATCAGCTGCTAATTTTCGCACTGCCATAGGAAGTGGCACGGTTACAAGTGTAACGGCATCCGGAACAAGTGGTAATCCTTTGTCTATAACAAATACAACTACTACTCCGGTAATTGAATTATTAAGCGCAACAACATCAAGGAATGGATATTTAACATCAACAGATTGGACTACATTTAATAATAAATTTGCTTTTTCCGATACTACTTCTTTAAATCTTACAACAAGATTTGCGTCAAAACAAAATAATTTAACACTTACCACAACAGGAACAAGTGGAGCTGCAACATTGGTTGGTGCGACATTAAATATACCACAATATAGCGGTGGAGGTGGTGGTAGTGGTACAGTTACAAGCGTAGGATTATCCGCACCATCTATATTTACTGTTAGTGGCTCACCTGTTACAACCTCTGGCACTTTGGCATTGACATATAGTGGTAACGCTCTGCCATTAGCAAATGGCGGTACAGGTGCCACAGACGCAGCAAATGCAAGAATAAGTTTAGGAGGCACAACAAGTGGTATATCATTGTTTACTTTGACAAATAGTGTATCTGATAAATTTATAAAAGTAAATTCTAACAATACTATTACTTTATTAAGTGCAGCTGATACAAGAACAACGATAGGCGCAGGCACAGGCAGTGTTACCAGTGTAGCAATGAGTGTACCTACTTTCTTATCTGTATCTGGCAGCCCTGTAACATCAAGCGGTACATTGGCAGTATCATTAAGCGGTGTACCTTTACCTGTTTTAAACGGTGGCACAGGAGGAGCAAACGAGACAGATGCAAGGAATGAATTAGGCGCAGCGTGTAAATCATGTACAGAGACATTGACAGGGAATAAAACATTTAGTGGCAATATAGTAATATCTGGTTCAAGTACATTAAATGTAGGTTCAAGCGGTACATTTGGAGGTAAGGTAAATACTCCTTGGTTAGAGAGAACATACACATCATCTACGGCTACAACATTGACAGTTAGTGTAAATACCACATGGTTAAATATACATCAAGATGCTACTGTTACACTTACATTACCAAGTGCAGCTACTTATCCTGGTAAAGAATTAATTATTAAACAAACAGGCAGCGGAAATGTATTTTCTGCATCTTCTAATATAATTGGTTTTACAACTGCTTTTAGTGGTTCTACGCAAACTTCAATTATAGCTCCTGCTACATATAGATTTGCAACCCTTGTAAGCGATGGAACAAATTGGATTATAATGCAAAGAAATAATTAATAAACATAAACATGAAACAACTCCTTTCCCTTTTCCTCTTTCTTGTTCCTTGCCTTGCATGGGCACAGTATCCGAGCAACGGCAATCAAAAGATAACGCTCGGAGAACAGACCAGTGCCGATGGGCTTATTTTTCGGGGTGTACTTGCGGACACAGGTATCATTACACCATTAAGCGATACAAGTGCGTATATTATTCTTGATACGGTAAATCATAGATTTTACAATTACAGTCGTGCTACAAATGTTTGGAGCGTGGCTGGAGGCGGTACGGCAGTTACAACCTTTAGCGGTGGAACAACAGGGTTAACACCAAGCACGGCAACAAGTGGCGCGGTGACATTGGGCGGCACTTTGGCGGTGGCAAATGGGGGAACGGGAAGCGCAACGAAAAACTTTGTGGATTTGACAACAACGCAAACAGTAGGAGGAGCAAAGACATTTTCTTCAACAACAAATTTTACAAACGAAGATGCTATAAAAATTAATGACACAAATGGAAAGATAATTGGTGGTAGCACAACGGCTGGTAGATTCTTTTTTTCGAATACAGACTTATCAAGCTATTATGTAATATACGGAAGTGCTTATTCTGCAACCCAATCTAACGATATTAGTTATATTACAGGTACAACTAATGTATTTAATTTTAATAATGATGGAAATTTTGGAGTAGGTATTAATGAACCAACAGAAAAATTACACGTTGTCGGCAATGCAAGGATAACAGCAATGAATGGAATAGGCGATATAGGAGCAGACGCTAATGGTGTTTTGCAAGCCGCAACATCTGATATTAATTTAAAAAATACAATAGAAAATAGTCCTTTTGGATTAAATGAAATTTTACTTTTAAATCCTGTTACTTTTTTATATAATGATACAGACAGAAAAATAGATAGTGACGTAAAAGAAGTTGGTTTTATTGCTCAAGATGTTTTTGACATTATACCAAACGCGGTATCATCAACAGGCATAGGCGATTTACAACTTGATTATAGGGCGATTACTGCTACATTAGTCAAAGCCATACAGATGCAACAAGCTATAATCAAAGCCCTTGAACAAAGAATTATTAACCTCGAAAATAAATAAAATGAGATACCTATTTTTATTCCTTCCCTTGTTTTCCTTTGCCCAAGACGTTGTCAAAGACACGGTGTATATTCAAAAGCAAGGTAACATCTATTACATCATTCAGCAGACTACTTTGTCTGATTCAACCGTGACAGGCTCAAAGCAAATCTTAGGCGATTCTGCAACTGCCATTCAAAGCCTTGTTACCGATGCTGAAAGGCAAAGTAACACGATTGCCATTCATGCAAAGCCTATAATTACAAAGGCTAAATCAGTGCAAAGGATAAATTATTACAATGACTTGCACGTTCAAATTAGTGGTAAGCCTGTGTATTTTACAACGGCTCAACGTGACACGGCAAAGTTTATTGGTGATTGGAAGTTAAATTTTAACGGTGAAATTATTGATGGAGTAATTCAATTAAACAGCAATAAGCGTTTAATCTTTAACCCAGACAATGGCAAGGTGTACACTATTTCTACCAACTTACTTTTATCTACATTTACCAATCAAATATCATTTGCCTTTAACGGTGTTAAATACGACTTGTACAAATATGCTGATGGCAAGTTTGCAACGGTGGATGGTGATGTAAGATTAATAAAACTTGAATAATGAAAACAGTAATTTACAACATTTTTAAACTTGGTTACGATGGCATTGCCTATTCGATTTGCTGCGGAGTTATATTCTCGTTTTTCCTACCCATCAAACATTTTTTGATTTTTACAATCTTTGTAGTTTTTGCCGACACAGTCACGGGAATCATGGCGGCAAAGAAAAGGAAAGAGCCGATAACAAGCAAAGGGCTTTATCGCACATCGCAAAAGGTGGTTGTTTACTTTGTTGGCATCATGATTTTTGAAGGTGCAAAAATTACTTTTAGCTTACCTGTAAACATTACTTACATGGTAGCCTTTACCATAGCCACAACGGAGCTTTATTCCATTGCAGAAAATATAAAGTCGATGACTGGAGTAAACATCGGAACCTTAATTCTTAGATTTTTTAAACGTTAAAACATGGAGAAAATTATCACTCATTCAATGATTTTAGAAACTTTAAAAAAACATAATATGCAAACTAATTTAAAAGAGGCTTTAAAAAGCGCAGACACAATTAAAAGTCCATTAGGTGACGTGGCTTGTTATAGTTTCAATTTTGCGGAATTGACACAAGATATTTCAGTCCATTTAGAAAACAACAAAATCAAGTTTACTTGGCGCGAATATATCCAACTTGCTCAAATCATTTGGGATAAAGTAAAGGAGACATCCAGAGAGTGTGCAGGCAAAGAGATAGAGGTAAAATTACCTGCAAAGCTATCATTGATAAGCGCAGCTTTTGCGCTCATCGGGTTTAAATTATAGGCGCAGACGATTCGCTACCTTAGTGCCAAGGGGAGGTGTATTGATTTACATCTCCCTTTAAAATATAAAAATATGAAAGCAAATGATTTTGTAGTATGCGTGGATGCTGGGCATGGAGGACTTAACAAAGGCATAGGCCCAGACAAATATGTCACCTATCCATCAAAGTGTTTCCAACATAAACATGGTAAATTTCACTCCTACGGTTGGTTCTTTGAAGGAGTGTTTAACCGTGCCGTTGCTAATTTTCTTGAACAGTTTCTAATTGATTATGGCTTTCAAGTTAAAAAAGTATATGAGCCAATCAATGACACATCACTAAACAAAAGATGTCAGCTTGTAAATAGCTATGCTAACTTAGGCAAGGCAACTGTGCTTGTATCCATTCACGGCAATGCCGCAGCGTCAACAACTGCCAGAGGATGGGAAGTCTTTACTTCACCAGGTGAAACAAGGTCGGATCAACTGGCAACAATGATAGGCAATGAAATAAAAGATGCTACTCCAGGCTGGGTGCATCGGCATGATTACAGCGATGGAGACTTAGACAGAGAGGCAAGGTTTCAAATGTTGACTGCAACAAATGTGCCAGCGGTGTTAACTGAAAATGGTTTCTTTACAAATTATAATGACGCTGTGTTAATGATAGACAGAGAATGGCAAGAGGCTATTGCTAAAGCTCACGCTAAAGGTATCCTTGAATATGCCATTGGGCAAGGTGTGGAATGGT